AGGGGAACCATGCACGGAATCTCGGCATCAGCAAAGAGCCGTTTAGAAAGAAACGTAGCCTCACCGTTAAGGCGAGGGGCTTTGGCTTTTAGAACCATACGAAAACGTGAAACACAATCAACCCACGACTGCAAATCCATGGCAGCGTTGAGACGGCCAAGCAGATCGTCACCGAGCACAAGTGCCCGGCCACGCAGCTTTTGACGCGCCACGGCCGTCGAAAACATCAAAATGTTGTAAACGGTATTGCGGACGGTGGTTGAAGTAGTGCCAGTGGGTAGCTGGTTCTCCAGTTTGGCCTGGAGACCGAAGGCCCGACTTTGAACATGAAACTTATTCAGCTCCATAAGGAGCCTGCGGAGCCAAGGGGGCATGCGGATGGCAAGCAAGAACTTGTCGAAAAGGATGTGCACCCTCTTCCTTTGGTGCTTGTCATTAGCACTATAATCCCCTTCAACTGTATGTTCAAGGCCGGAGTCTTCGGTGATAAAACCGGCAAGTTGGACGTCATTTTTCTTGTAAGCAGTACAATACCTGACAGTTCCAATCGGTTGGGCAGAAAGGACCAGCTCGAGGCGCTCCATAGCGACCATCATGGCAGGACCGGTGATGGCGTTGAAAGCGTCGTTACCAGCAAAAATAACCCTAGGTGCCCAGGAGCTATCATTGCGTTTCAAAAGCACCTCATGTTTGACTGAGAGGTCCTTTGTGCCCAAATATTTGTAACTGCAATCGGAAACGGTATGCATAGCATCCGCCATTCGTGCCTGTTTACAAGCATCGAACTTACGCATCCACTTGGCTCTGTCCGCCTCGTTTTCATCCCAACCAGCGAACTGGCGGGAATCCAACGAGTCCAGCAAAGCCATAGCGTCGTAGAACTCAGCGTCCAATATGTCATCGGAGTGCTTTGTGTTGCACCTTTTATTGAAAGCGGCCATGAAGGAATCATAATCAGAACCAGTCACCACGGGCACCTGCTCAGAAAGCAGAGGCCCGCACTGGTTGAGCGGATTACTCATCGCAACAAAGCGCTTGGGACATTCGAAAGTCTGTTCACACGGGACTTCCAAATGATAGGTGCGTTCTGTAGTGACCCTAAGATGCCCAGCAAGATCGTGAATTGACACGTCCTCCTCTGGAGCAAACTCATGACTGACCACCACGAGCGGGTGATCGGCCGGGGCCCCGGAACCCCGCACCCTTCGCATGAAGTGGGGGTTCCGGACCATATCGCAGTTAGTTAGTTAGTTAGTTAGTTGGTTG